AGCTATTATAAATTGTAAAGACTTACGCTTTATAAACCTACCCTTTTCATCTCTTATGCCTTTTAGTTTTTTCTTAACTATCCACTTGTCTAGCTTTGATGGAGGCGGCATCTTGTCTTTAAAACTGTATGGTGTATTATACTTTGTTTCTACACCGCTTACCCCTTTGTCTACATACTCCCCATAATCTGCCATCAATATATCAAAGGACAACGATGTCTCTGTCTCCTTTATGTCTGTGCCTCTCAAGCTCTTTTCTAAGCCTCCTCCGCCCTTTTCTTGCTTTTGTAGGTTAGACTTAGACTCTTCGATTATAAGGTCTCTAAGAGCTTCTAATGCAATCTTTAGGTTTTTAGCTGTCACAAATATCTATGTTATTCATTACTACTAAAGTAAAGCTCAACGCCCAACCAGTAACCTCATTCTCAAATCTATCCGTAAAAGGCTCTAACGTTGTAGACCCATCTAATTGATAGCCATCTCTATGCGTAGCTCCTTTGCGTAGTATCTGTACAAATTTATTCAGTACCGCTAACTGCGTGTTCTTAACATCCATCTCATTATCGTTACCCCTAAATATGTCTACCGTTTCATTTTTAGAAGTGTCAACTATATCCATAGCTAGTATACTAAAGTTAAAAGACATCGTTTGCCCAGACTCCGTTATGTTGTTTAGAATCATATGAGCTAAAGGGAATATGTTTTGTTTATTAAGATCTACCTTTGTTATATCTCCTCTTGTTACGGTATTGCAATTTACGTCTGCGAGTAGTATGTCCTTTAATGTATCTAGTACATCGTAATATGCTATTGCTCCTCTGTGTGTTATTAACGTCATCTTTTAAATTTACTTTTTATATTTCTTGCCTCTAGCTCTGCTTTGTCTTTCATAAAGGTTAATGCGTATAAACACTTATGCACATTTAAACCAGTTACCTCGTCTAGTCTTCTAACATCATACCCAGCGAGTGCTTGAATCGACTGATACCAACCCCACTTGCTTGCAAAGTTGCTTGTAGCGTCGAGTCCTCCATCCCCATTTGATCCAAATAATTCGTCATAGCTACTGACAACTCTTTCCCTAAATTGTAAAAAAAAACCATACTACTGATAACCGCATCCATTGGTGTATGAATCATTGCATCGTAATAACGGTCTCCCTTATACTCTTCTATTAAATACTTACCGCCAACTTTCTGTTTAATCGGTCTGTATAATACTGCCATCACTTTATACATATTGTCCCAGTCCCCTAAGTTTCTGTCTATGTCTATATACTCTCCAAAGGTCATATCATCTAGCTTAGGTATAAACCCAAACTCCGTATCTCCTAACTTAAATGTATGTACCAGATCTGGCTGTTCGTTTAAGGTTATCGTTATTATGTTTACGACTTTTCTTATATCCGACATCTTGTATTCTACTGCCTCTATAAGCGGTACCTTACAAAAGATCTCTAACACTTTTTGATGAATAAAAACCTCGCTATACTCATCTTCTTCATTCGCATCTATTACCTTTAGATATTTGACATAGTCACTTAAAGGTATTTCTGTTAATCGGTTAGGTACATTTACTTGTAACTTCATATTAATATAACGTATAAATTATTTCTTTTTTTATAAAATTGCATACTTTCCAAAGTTAGGCTGACTCATTATTGAATAACAAGCGTATCTTGTGCTGTCAATTAAATGGTCGTTCTTTGGCTCTGGTTGATTGGTTAGTTTGCCACTCTTGTCTTCTTTCCACTTATAGTCCCTAAATTCTTGTATAGCGTTATGGCTGTCTTTAGTGATATGTATCTTGAATCTCTTTAGTAAGTCTATACCAGCATTGATAGAGTCTTTACCCTTTACACTAGGTCTTATGTTCCAACCCATCTTCCTAAGCTCGTCATTTAATCTTGGCTCTGCTGAGTCTGCAAAGATTAGGTCTCTCTGTATTCCTAAGTCTTTTAGTCTTTGGTGTATGTCTCTTCCAGTCATCATAGTTTGGAATATGTACTCTTTTATATATAAGTCATAGCCTCTCTTCCATACGCCCACCATAGCAGTAGGATCGTTTGTGTATCCGTAATCTAAACCAAAACTAACAAACTCTGCATCGTCTGGCACTTTGTCTGTCTCATAGTATTTAAATATAGTTGCTTTACTATACCCTCTCTCTCCTAGTCCGTATATCCTCCAGTAATGGTCATCTGTTTCTTTTAGTCTCTCTATCTCCTCAATGATACTAGAGTCTAGGAATTTGTTGTCTAGGTATGTGGTCTTATAAAACTCTACGTCTTCTCTTGGGATAACCTTGTCGTATATCCAATGATAAAAGTCTGATGGGTTAAAGTCTATAACTATCTTCTCGGTTGTTCTAAATACCAACTGTTGCCAGTCCTCATAGTCTAACTCGTTAGCCTCGTTTATAAATAAAAACTCTCTCTTACGACCTCTAATCTTTTGTGGCTGATCTACACTAATAAACTCTATAAGGTTACCATCTAACTGATACTCGCTATTACTTTTATTATGATTAGACTCTAAGTACTTATTATGTATTTTAAGTATGTCTATGAAGTCTCGCATTACTGATGACCTAAGAGCTGGAAACGTTTTACGACATATAGTGATAGTCTTACCAGTATGTGTTTGGCAATAGTGAAATATAATAAAGAGCAAAATGTTATAAGTCTTCCCAGACCTAGTCCCTCCTTGCTCTACTACTATTTTTTTCTGACTATCTAAAAGATGCTCAAATACTACATTGACATTTACATCCACTATCTATGAATCTTTATGTTTATCTCTTTGTCTGTTGTATCGTGTTTTATTTCTCTCTTTGTTCCGTTAAGTCTGTGTGCCTCTTCATCATCCGCTATCAGTTTCATTAATCCTATTTGTAGTGTAGGGTTGTCTGACTTGTACCATTTGTCCCTCATATCTACTTTCATATTAATTCTATTTTTTGATAACGCTCTTTTTATATCGTCTAATTCGTCTAGTTTATGATTATAGAATGTAGCCTTAGTAAAGGCGGTATATGCGAATATATCCCCTATGAATATTAAGTTATTGTCTTTTATTGCCTTTAAACAATCTTTAATCATCTCTTCTGTGTCGTAAGCCATAAGTAAGTCTTTTATAATATAACGCTAATTTTAAACTATTTGTAAACTATCTATTGCTTTTTTTATTGCCTCTCTTACTTTTATTACGTCTTTATCTACATCTTGTTTCTCTCCCATTGGTTTTTTACCTATAACTATTTGCTCCGACTCCATCTCTAGGAGTATGTACTGATACACCTTATAAAAGTTAGGCTCATACTTTTCTATAGTTTCGAAGTTCTTCATAGAGTGTACTATCGATGCGTGTGACCTACCTAAATAATTTGCTATCGTTGACATAGTCATCATAAAGTGTTCTCTTAGTATTTTATTGAATATAATTCTAGCGTATACATATTCTCTTTTTCTTGTATCTGTTCTTACGTCTAGTCCAGTATAAAACTTTATACGGTCTTTTATGTAATTCAAATCTCTTTCTCTTTTATTTATCATAGTGTTTTCTTTTTAATTTTAAAACATTTTTATTTGTGTTTGAGGTTTGTAACTTGCATCATAGTTTTTATTCTGCCCTTTTGGATATCCTTGTATTTTATAGTTTAATTCTTTTAGCCATTTTTTATTTTGTTTTTTACTTCCTGAAAAATATATGTATCGGTGCTTTTGCGGTCTTTCCCTTATTGCTAAATCCTCATAGTTTAAATTTTTGTTTTCCGTTACTGACTTACTATGCTTGTTAGGATTGTTAATATCATACCTCTCTGTTCTTTTTGCAGATAACCCTGTATAAATCCAATTAGTTGCTTGGTAAATATATCCGTTATGATTTTGCGATGTATCTGCATAACTAACAATTATTAAAGGTGGCAACATTTTTAAACAATTAGAAACAAAAAAAGACAAACTGTTTTTAGGTAAGTTATCATTTGTGATTAATCTGTTTAACTCATAAACATACTTGTTATTGTGTTCTCCACAAACTCCAACACATAGTGCTGGGCTTGGTGGTTTGCCAAAAGTACAAACACCCTCTAAAACATTGTCTATATATAATCCAAAGGAATAACTTATGCTTGGTATTCTTTTAGCATAGTGTTTATTTAATAGCCAATCGTGTGTCTCAAAACTATCTATGCTTTTAACC